GTTTGCCAAGGATCTGAAGGCCCTGGGGGAATTCAGGCGGAGAGTGATCTTCTTGAGGTCCCCCAGGGCCTTCAGATCCTTGGCAAACTGATTCGCCGAGATCCCGCCGAACCAGCCTTCGCCGATCTCCTCGTAAATCCAGATCTCGGCCTCGTCGGCCGCTTTTGCCTTGATGGAATATCCGCGTCCGGTCATATTACCCTCCGATCCCTCGCTTGCCGCCTCAAAAGTTCCGCCGAGGGAATTGCAATGTTTGTGGGCGGCGGCCTCGGTCCAGATATCCTTGGGATATCTCAACGCTTGGACATCGGCTTTGTCCTCTTTTATGCCGTAAATCGCATCGATGCATTTGCCGTCGTGCTTCCGATCGCAGTTCTTACGGCTGAACCGGTCATACTGACCGGGGTCCTTCAGCCTTCAGGCATGCTCATTCGGGTAGGGCATTGGGTTTTTCCTTTGCCTCCACGACCATGGCCGCCAGCGCCTCGATCAGGCGGTTGGCGCCCTCTTTCACCCGTTCAGGAGTGCAGAATTCGTCCACTTTGCCGGCCAGGGGGGCCGAAAATGCATTTCTGGAAGCCTCGATATGCCAATCGATAAATCCCGCGAGGATTTCCGGGATCTGCCCGTTGATCTCGATTTGCGGCGCAATCTGCAACAGCAGGCTCATGACGATCGGCTCCATATCCTGCTCGATCCGGCCGCGCTCCTTCGCGAAAAACTGGTTGAACCAGGCCGAAAAGTCACCTTTTGGGGCCCCGTCCCGCTCAAACTGGCCGATCTCCCTCTTCAGGATGCGCTCATAGGCATGCTGGATGAGCATTTTATAGGACTGCAGGGGAGGCGCCGGCTTGGGCGCCGGGGCCTCTCCGGAGACCAGTTTTTTGAGCGTCGTCTGATTCAACTGGACGATCAACTCATCACCTTCGGGGCCCACCGGGTCCATATCTTCCAGACGGCGGATGTCATTTGTGCTGTAAACGCCGATATCCCGCATGATCTTGTAGTATTCCGACCTGGATTTATCATCTCCACGTAGGAGGCCGCGGACGTTCAGCTTCGTCCGTACGCCTTTTTCGGTCGGGCGGAGGAGCTTGAAATCTGCCTCCTGCTCCAGGCGGATGATCCAGGGCATGAGGGCGTCATTGACCACCTCGATCGAGAGGTGCTCGATGTTCCCCCAGGTGGCCCGGCTGAGGTCCTGCAGCTTGTGGGGCGGAAGCCCGAACCAGCGGGCGATATCCGTGATCTGGAACTCGCGGGTCAAGAGGAGCTGGGCATCCTCAGGGTTGATCATAAGATTGACCCAGTCCATCCCTTCTTCGAAAATCGGGATGTTGAAACGCTTTCCCTCCCCCTGAATGATCGACGCCCAGCTCTCGCGCAGATTTTTCCGGGAGAGATCGCTCAGGGTGTTAGGATGCTTCAGCGCCCCTGTTGAAATCGCCCCGTTGGCGAAGAAATCGCCGGCATAGCCCTCGGCAGCCATGCCCAGGCCGATGGACCGGGAGGCAAAAGAGATGACGGAATATCCGGTCAGGCCGTCGAAGCCCAGGCCGTGAAGGTGGAAGAGATTTTCCGGCCTCATTGTCTGAATCCCGCCCATATAATTGGAAACGTCATACCGGATATTGCCGCTTTCCGGATCCCGGTAGGCCTCCACGCGGTCGGGAGAGATCGGCCAGAGGGCGACCGGGGTCCCGGTCTTGTCTTTTTCGATCTCCGCGTAACCGTTTCCCCAGGATAGAGCCCAAGCAAGGAGAGTCTCCCGGAAAGACTGAGCCCCCATCTCCGGGTTCGGCCGGGTCCGGAGGAGTTTCCAGAGGGGATGCCCTGTTTGTTTCTGGGTCTTCATGGCAGTTTCGAGCAGAATATCCCAAGGAAGAGAGGCGATCGTCTGGCTGATGAAACAGACGGCCCGGAAGACGGCGGAGAAGCGGAGGGCCACGTCATGGTCGACGTAGACCCCCGCTTGCTTGAGGGGGACGGGGATGTAACGGATATGCTGGGGATCGCTCTTGACGGCCTGGAGATTGAAAATCCTCGCCTTCCTGGCCTTCAGAGCTTTCTGGAGGGCCTCCGGGGTGGTGATATGATATCGCCGGTCATCGTTCCATGGCATTCTAAACCCATGGAATCACGGTTATTTCATTCAGTCAAAAGTTTTCAGGGAATATGCTTCAGGGAAAGTTTTCAGGGAATGTGCTTCAGGGAAAAGAAAAAATCATGCCGAAAGAAGTTTTTCTTTCTTTTTCTGGCCTAGCCAGGTGAGATATTGAGTCCAGTAGAGGAAAACATACTGGGTTCTATTCGGAGGACGGCCCGTGCAGCCCTTGAAGACGACCCCTTCGGCATGCATCGAGCATCGATCTTTGTAGGATATAGGATGCCCGGCCCGCCGTTCGATCCGCTCCCAGGTGGCCGTATAATCGGCGGTGGGATCGAACGGCCAGCCGGTGTTGAGGCGGGGATTGTCGCTCATTCTTTATGCACCGCGGAATTTTTATCTGGCCTCAAAAGCCCTACCATAAAACGATCTCGGCCATGACAAGCCTTGATCGTAAATTTCAGGCCAGTTTTCTCTGCGACGAGAATATCGCCCAGAAGGGGGAGCTCTCCGAGAATTACTTCGGCCTCCTGTTCTTTCTCTAAGATCTTCTCCTTTTCCTCTATGAGATCTTTCAGCATCCCCACCCTGGTCTTTTAAATTCTTTCGTCCTCAAACACCTGCATTCCCATTATGCCGCTCCTCCCTCCTTTGCATTTACCCGCAACAACCCGCGGGTCTCGTACACGCTCGGACCCTTCGCCTGAATCTTCGCCCCGGTCGCCAGGCTCATGGCCATGGCCAGGGCGACGATGCCGTCGACTCTTTTCCCCGGGAAACGCCCCTTGACGATCTTCCTGTTTCCCGCCGGGTCCTGCAGCAGCTCCGCGTTGCTGGCATTCCAGGTCAGGACCGGGTGCATGCCATGGCGGATCTTCTCCTGGAGCAGCGCGTCCTCCAGGGCGGTGACCGCGGGGCCCATGTCCCGGTATCCCTGGCCGTGGGGGATGAATGCGATTCCTTCCCCTTTGTCATCCTCCTTCTCCCGGACGTAATATCGGACCCCGGCTTCGTCCAGGTGGCGCTTCAAAACATTCATCCCCCATCGGTCGAAGGCTATCCCCTTGATATCGTAATCCTCGGCCACCTGCAGCAGCTCCTCGGCGATCCAGGCATAGTCCACGGCGGCCCCCGGGGTGGTCTTGAGTAGCCCCTTATCCTTCCAGGCCACGTAGGGCACCCCGTCCCGGAGCTCTCGCTCCCCCAGGCCATCGCCGGGCAGCCAGAACCAGCATAAAACCGCGAACCCCACGTCGATCGGGAAGACCAGGACCAGGGCGGAAAGATCATTCTTGGAGCTCAAGTCGAGGCCTCCGAAGGCCTCTTTGCCTGCCAGGTCCTCCGGCCTTACCGTTCCCCCGTTTTTCTTCCATATCTCCGGCCGGATCCACTGCGTCTGTCCCTCCGTCCAGATGCAGAAATTCAGGCGTTTCACCACGCCCTGCTTCGCCGGCATGCCCTCCGCCTCGAGGACCTGTTCCTCCAAATATTTTTTCGTGACAGAGACGCCCATGAGAGGGTTCGCCTTCGGCCAGACCTTGCGATCGCGCCAGTCATCCCCCTCATCCAGGGCACAGACATAGGCAAACCAGGAATCATTCTGGATCGCCCCGGTGACCACCTTAATCGAGTACTCGTGATGGTAATAGCAGATCGTCTCTCGGTCATACCCTGAATTCGTGATCTCAAAAATAAGAGCCTGTCGGCGCCCCTTGGTTCCCGCCCGCATCTTGTCCACCACGATCGGCGTCCGGTGCTCATGGATTTCATCTATCAGGGCCATGTGGACCCTTTTCCCATCCAGGGACCGGCCCTCGGAAGAGACCGGGCGGAAGAAGCTCTGCGTCGAAAGATAGGCCAGATTATGGGCCGTCTTGTCAATCCGTTTCGAAAGCGCCGGCGAGGCGTCCACCATGAGGGTAGCATCCCGGAAGAGGATCCCCGCCTGGTCTCGGGTCACCGCCGCCGCATAAATTTCAGCGCCGCGCTCCTGGTCTGCGGCCAGGCCATACAAACCAATACCGGCAGCCAGGGGCGTCTTTCCGTTTCCTTTCCCTTCCTCGACGTAGCCCGTCCGAAATCTGCGGGCCCCATCTTTCCCGCGCCATCCGAAAAGAGATCCCACTATGAATTTCTGGGAGGGCTCCAGCTCAAAAGGCCTCCCGGCATGCTTCCCTTCCGCCAGCCTCAGCGTCTGCGGGAAGAAGTTGATGGCATGCAGCGCCTTCTCTTTATCCCAAAATATCCCGCGCCGCTCCCCGTTTTTTAGATCGTCGAGGTGACGCTGACATGCCGCCCGGACGTACGGTCCCGCAACTATTTTCCCATCGACCACCTTTCGCGCGTAATCGGTAACAGGATCAGTTGCGGTTTTCTTCCGCCCACCCAAAATAATCCTCTCCCTCTGGCTCTTCCGGCTTTGTGGCCGCCTTAACCTTCGATCGCGAGCTCGGCGTCATTCCAAAATCGGAGCAAATCTTTCTCATTCCGTCGAGCGCAGAATTGATAATTTTTAGCAGTGGGTTGATCATGGGCTCCCCGAGAGCACCCTTGATCAAGATCCCCGTTTTTTTAAGCCCCTGAGAAGCTTGGGCCCACTGCCCGTAATAATCACAGTAGGCGGCCAGGGCCGGCCCATCGATTTTTGTGAGAAGCCCGACCTTCAAGAGTTCGGGTGCGATCCGCTTCCATTCCTTTTTTGCCTTTGCGCTGAGGTGTTTCGGTGGATCGGGCATTCCGATTGGTACCTGGGGCTCATTTTTAGGAAGCGGCCGGCGGCCGGGGTTGCCTCTCAGAATTTTTAATTGCGTCGGGATGGGCTTCCGTCCAGCCATATTTTAATTTTCCGAATTCCCCCCATTTTGCGACTCAAAAACTTGAGG